CATCTACATATGCCAGATATGACTTATGGAATGAGTAAGTTAGTTGGAGAATATCTAGCATCCTTTGTGGATAATGTGCATATCTTCAGACCATTCAGCGGATATGGAACTGACCAAGACTTGAGTTATCCATTCCCAATGTATGTCAAGAGAGCCTTAGATAAGGCAGATCCATTTGAGGTTTGGGGTCCAGGTACGCAGACCAGAGACTTCATACATATCAGAGATATTGTTGAAGCTGTAATGATAGCCATTGAAGGTGCGCCACTAGGCCCAATCAATCTTGGCACTGGCAGGTCTACATCATTTCTTGAACTAGCACAGATGTGTATGGATGCAGTGGGTTATCAAGGAGATATCATCACCAGACCAGATAAACCAGTCGGATGTATGCACAGAGTTTCCAATAATAATTTATTGACATCTTTCTATCAGCCAAAGATTACCTTGGAAGAGGGTATTGAGATGGCGGTGAAGGGCATTGTCTAGTTACAACAAGGCTAAGGGTTCCAAGTTTGAGACTGATGTAATGAAATGGTTGCGTAGTCTAGGCCACTTCTGTGAGCGCCTTGCTAAAGCTGGCGCCAAAGATGAAGGCGATCTGGTAACCATCATCGCTGGTGAGACGTACATCTTAGAATGTAAGAACCGTAAGAAGATAGATTTACCTGCCTTCTGGGACGAGGCGCAGGTAGAAGCAAGAAACTATGCGAAAGCTAGAGGGCTTAATCTTTCACCTCTGGCTTTCGTTATAGTCAAGCGTCGTAATCACGGCGTCGAGAAGGCTTGGGTAATTCAGCCACTAGAGGAATGGGTCAATGGCGTCAGTAATAAGACCAGTAAGACAGTATAGAAAGACAGCTTGGAGAAAGAAATATCTAACACAATCCCAGAGATGGGGAAAGGTAGTAATAACAATGCCAGTACCACAAGGTGATATCACTAGCAGTGAAATCAATAAGCCACAACCAGTAGATGTAGAACTACCAGAGGAACCAACTGAAATAGAGCAGAAGGAAGAAGAGCGCGAAGAATGATTTGCAGCGAATGTAAGATTGCTGCTACATACAACTCTAATCAGAAGTATGTCTTTGCAGAGAACTTTCATAAGAACTGTATAGGAGATTGCGGATGCCAGCACAAGACTGGTCCAGGGTGGTTCGTAAGACGAAACGAAAAGGCACCACTGATTCAAGTGCAATCTCCATAGAAGAGATCGTCAGGTTTTATGGAGGAGAGGTAAAGCAAGGGCGTAACGTATCTGTTCGCTGTTGTATCCACGACGATAGTCGCAGGTCAGCAGTGATAGATACCTATAACAACCTTTACTTTTGTCATACCTGTGGTAAAGGTGGCTCAGCTTTAGATGTAATTATGGAGAAGGAAGGGATAGGTTTCAAAGATGCAGTCGAAAGAGCAGATGAAATCCTTACTGGAAGCGGCAACGAGGTACGCGGGAAATCTAAGCGACGAGGCAGAGCGTTACCTCGCAGGACGTGGGATATCTAGGGATGTAGCTGAGCAGTTCTCGCTGGGAACTATCGTAGAACCTCACAACGGACACGAGATGTATGAGGGTTGGCTATCCATACCTTACATCACGGTGTTAGGTTTGTGTGTAGGTTTCAAGTTTAGAAGATTAGATGATGGTAAGCCTAAGTATGGATCCCCGCTGGGACAGAAGGCTCATCTCTATAACGTCTCTGATGTGACACTCGATGCGCCAAGCATCGTCATCTGTGAAGGTGAACTAGATGCAGTTGTTTTATCTGGACTATGTAATATCCCAGCAGTAGGTGTGCCAGGGGTGGCTGCGTGGAAGCCACACTTTGCACGATTATTTACTGGCTTTGATACTGTCTATGTCATCGGAGATAATGATGTGAAAGAAGATGGCTCCAATCCTGGAGCTGAGTTTGCCAAGCGTGTCGTGAGTGAACTAACAAACGGACAAATAGTACAATTACCGCCAGGTATGGATATCAATGAGCTGTATCTGGCAGAAGGCCCTGATGCGATAAACCACCTAGTAGGAGGAGTGCGATGAATGAGCAAGAAAAAGGAATTGCAAGAGGCAGCCAGATTATTGATGGATATGGGGATGATAATAGTCTCGATAGATTACAAGGCTGGGACGATAACCTGCAAACTTATACCAACGCGAGAATAGATGATGAGTTCATCGCAGATGTCTGGCGAGTCCTCGATGGGGCAGGCAATCTCCTCATCCGTAAGCACAAAGATTACGGGCCGAAGAATATCGCTCACAGTCCAGGTGGAGCACTCAACGGATTACGGGTGCGAATGCACGATAAAATTGCCAGGATCAATCATCTCGTTGATTCACGAGTTGCACCAAGCAACGAATCCTTGAGAGATTCCTTCGTAGATCTGCTGAACTATTCTGCTATTGCAATCCTAGTACTTGAGAATAAGTGGCCTGAACTGCCCAATGACTAACCTGCATCCTGCCTTCTATGATTTAGTTCCATCAGTAGCCAACAGTATCTATCGTCGCTATCGTCAATGGACTGAGCGCGAAGATATCATCCAAGAATGCTACGCCTGGGCTATGAGTAGGTCGGATCACTTCACAGATTTACTCAATGAAGAGAACGCTATCCAGCGGGTTATCAACGAGAAGCGTATTGCGTGGCAGATGCGTAGACACGCAGAGCGTTATGCTCGCAAGGAGAAGGCTAAGAAGTCTGGCTATCAGATAGGCGATGAATCCTTCTATGACACAGTAGTACTCGGTCAATTACTGCCGCACGTTATTGCATCGGTAGTAGATGGCACAGTATTGGAAGCAGCACAGAACCTTATCAATGATGGACAACCACGCAGGCAGTCAGCTCCAGCAGAAGGTGGCAACCTTTTGGCTATCCTCATCGACATCAAGAAGGCTTATCTCAAACTTGATGTAGCTGATAAAGATATTCTCATCAAGAGATACCACGAGAGTGCAACCCTAGAAGAACTGGGTGTCTATCTAGGCTGTGCTACCTCTACTGCCGATCGTAAAGTCCAGAACGTTATGCGTAGACTGCAGAACCTACTCGGCGGGGAGAGTCCCTACCAGTGAAAGAACAGGAACTCTTCGATTATCTCAAGGCTAGTCACTTCCCCGACTTAGAAAAGAGTGAAGGGGCCTACGATTCTTTTGATTGTGTGGCACACAATAAAGGGTTATATATTGAACTCAAGTGTAGGCATACCCACTACGCTGACCTACTTATTGAAGAGATGAAATACCGCAGGCTTATCAACCAAGCTGGCACTCTGACTCCGTATTACATAAACTCCACACCGAAAGGTGTCTATGCTTTCGACCTCTCTCGCATTCCAGAACCAGCGTGGGAAGAGCGTCGTATGCCAGCGACCACAGAGTTCTCTGATACTCGTAAGATTATGAAGCTCGTCGGCTTCCTCCACTTGGATTATGCTTTCGCACTATGACTGAAGGATTCTATAAGACCGACACATACAAAACTTCTAACGATGATACTTGGAGTACGCCTAGGGCTTTCTTTGAGAAGTTAGATGATGAGTTTCACTTTGGATTAGACGCAGCAGCTCTGGCTTCCTCTACTCTCGTGCCTGATAATTGGTATGGACCAGATCATCCGCAGTTGATACGCAGAGATGCTTTCCAACGTCTCTGGACTATTGATGCTGGTAATAAACCCATCTGGCTCAACCCTCCATACGGAAGAACTATCGGTGACTGGATGAAGAAAGCAAATGTTGAAGCACAAGCGGGGGGGGTAGTCGTGTGCCTTGTTCCTGCTCGAACTGATACGAATTGGTGGCACTCATACTGTATCCAACACGAGGTTAGATTTATCAAGGGTCGTCTCAAGTTTGGCAATCAAAAGAACTCCGCACCTTTTCCGTCTGCTGTGGTGATAGTAAAATGATCTATGAATATAAATGTCCTGACTGCTCGGTTACCTCTTTCACCGAGCGATCTATCCACGCCGAAGCTAGCACTCCCTCCTGTGCTGACTGCGGTAGCCTAATGAATAGGGTCTGGTCCTCTCCCTCCGTCACCTTCAGGGGATCAGGCTTCTATTCAACCGACAAGGGTTAGGCTTTTTCTAGCCTTTCTTTCTCAATATCACATTCATATCCCGCAAACTCTGGGTCATACCCATAGCAACGGTGACAGAAACAGTATCTCTTATTCCATTTATGATTACAGCACTCCATAGTTATCCCTTCGACCACAAACTTTGTGGCTCGGGAACTATTTTACTCAACCGACTTTTTGACTTACCGATTTTTGACTTACTCCAAACGGCGACACTCCCGAAAAGCAAGACGACTTGACAAAGTAAATCACTAACAATTTGACATCACAAAATAAGAAAGCCCCGCCGAAGCGGGGCCACTTACGCTGAGCGAAAGGATAAATAACTCTCGGCAGTTATAGTGTATCAACAATACCTTCAATAATCCAATCGACTACAGGTACAGCAACTGCGTTGCCCATCTGTTTGTATCTGTTGGTATCAGTCTGTCCCTCTGTCCAATTATCAGGGAACCCCTGTAGTCTTTCACATTCTAATGGTGTAAGCCTGCGTACTTGAGTCTCAGCAACCATTGGCATATTGTTTCCTCCTGTTCCCATACGAGCTTGTAAAGTATTTACTACATCACCTTGCATACGTATATCATTGACTCTATTACCATAGAATACAAATAACGTTTGATCATTAGCTGTTGCCAAAGTTAGACTCCTATCTTCACTCATCAATGGTCCTTTGCCCCCCCCCTGGCTTGCCTTCACGCATCCGCACTACGATAACTGTAGTAGCACGGATATCTCCATTATCAAATGCGTTCAAGGTTGGCACTACCCCCCCTCAATCCACGTCTCATAGTCATCAACATTCTGCGCCCTCCTACTTTTGGTGAACCACAACATTATCTTCAGGCCTTTTGTATGCGGTAGCAGTAAGAGTGGTCACTCCTTCGGAGTATTTTGCGAAGCCTGTCTGACCAAAGCTTCGTGTAGTGCTGGTGGCAGAGTCTTCTCTCTGCGGTTGGCTCTGCGCAGGATTCCTTCGCACGCTGTCGCGCTCAAATAATACTTTGGCAGGATCTGATTCGTTTCCAGTACGTCTGCCAACGATGAAGACACGCTTCCTGCGTTGGGGTACTCCGAAGTATTGAGCATCAAGCACGCGCCAGGCAACAGAGTACCCGAGTTCGGCCATCGTCCCGATGACGAGTCCAAAGTCTGCTCCTTTGTTACTGGATAGCAAACCAGGGACGTTTTCGAGGACGAAGTATTCTGTTTGCGTTTCTTCCACAAGTCGGGCAATGTGCCAGAATAACCCGCTTCTTTCGCCAGCCAAACCAGCACGCTTGCCAGCGACGCTGAGGTCTTGGCAGGGAAATCCTCCTGTAATAATTCCTCTGCTTGGTTCAAATCCTGCTTCAATTAGATCACTGCCTTTCACTTGGGTTACATCAGAAAATATCTTGGACTCAGGGAAGTGACGAGCAAGGACAGACTGACAGTTCTTATCTATCTCTACGCTTGCCACCACCTTTACATTATGGTTCTTCATAGCAATCTCAAAGCCACCCACTCCAGCAAAGAGTGATACTCCTGTAATCACTTGCCCTCCTCAGTAATGGTTGTTGCGTTGGTGAAAACGGAAAGCCTGACAAGGGCTTCCGTAACGCTCAGAAATGTATCGAAGACCTCTAAGTATTTGGATTCTAGGATCTCGACTTTCTTCTCCAAGCATCTGAGCGATTCCAAAAGCTGAACTTCCTTGCTGGTTACTTGCGAGGTGGTCAAACCTGCTTTCACGGGTCCATAAATCGTGGAGGCAGAGCCACTCTCTCCCTCTCCAACCAAACGCAACCCAAGCGTATTGCTTCGCCAATTTTCTGTTCTCATTCTTCTCCTCCCACGTTGCCTTCGCCCTCACTATCGCTACGTCTTTCGGATACTTCACTTCTCCCGTCGGGTGTGCCAGCACTATCCATAGTGCGCTTAGTCCTACCACTAAGATCAAGCCACGCTTTACCTTCTGCCTCATCTCTTGCCCTCTCTTCCTCCAAAAGTTCTTGGTATCGGTCAGGGTTCTCTTGGGCAAGCCTTGTAAGAACTCGCCCCCTCACCCGTTGGTAATTGCGTAGCCATAGGGCATAGTTCTGCCCATACTCTTTGCGTTTAGCTTCTCGGTTCATTGAGCTTATCCTCCCACACTATGAGCAGGTAGGCAAGAATAGTCGCCATTATTACGCCGAGAAATATCACCCTCTACTCCTCTCGCTTGTAATAGTAGCCAGCACGAGAGTTGTGACTTCTATCTTGTCGGTGACTAGGGTCGGATCCTCGCCGTCGTCCTCGTCCCATACGGAGACAAAGATAGAGTTATCTAGCCCTCGTCTGAACCATTCAACGGCTTCACTTGGACTTGCTCCACCCCACGCAATATCTCCCTTGCGATCCATTACCTCATAGAAATTGACGAGTTTCATACGCTCACCCTCTCACTTTCTCCTGAGATTACACATAGGTCACAGAAAATAACATCATCTTCTTCGCTAACCCACTCTCCCTTACACGACTTACAGGTTATTTGATACAACATTATCCTTCTCCTCCTTGTAGTTGATTAGTTGTAGTTCATTCAAGGCATTCACCATACGGATAAGGTTCGCCCCTGCCTCCTTGCTATCTCCCTCTACCATCTGCTTGATTGCTAGGTCACGGCATAAATCTGCCTTTGCTTGATAGTATTCTTTATTCATTGTCTTGCTCCTCCTCATTAGTAGTTGATCCGCATAAATCACAAGTAATTCCACCAGGTAAATCCTGCTTGAATATTGGGCTTCCAAACACTCCCGTCCAGCAGGTCGGGCAGATAATCTCGTCCTCCCATATGTACCCAATAGGGCTAGGCATTGCTCTCCTCCTCCATCTTGATTAGGTCGTCAATCTCAGGGGCATACGGCATACGCCCAGCCTTCTCGCTCTCCTCCCCGCAAGGGGTTTCAGCGTGCTTCATCAGCGTTCTATCTGAGAAAGACCAGCCACAGACTCCACACTTAGGCATCAGCTCCCTCTTTCTCCCAGTCTTGTAACTCTCCACTCACATAACAGACATCTACCTCAACAGTCCAGGCGTAAGAGTTGTCCATCTGATCGAGTTTCTCCCTCGCCTCCTCTGATGAGTTGGCTCTGATGTAATAGATTTCTGTCTTGCGTAGTCCGTACTCTCTCACTTGCTTACCTCCTCTAACTCGTAGCCTGTAATCTCCCACGCACTTCCGAGAATAGCCTCCTGCCATTCCCCACAGTGTTCGCAGGAATAATCAGCATTAGCGGTGGATAACACCAGCCCACGCAACCCACAAAAACGACACTTATCCATTTACTTGCCCTCTCTTCCTATCTTGCTCATTAGGTAAAGCCCTAGCCCTATCGCCAGGCAATAGACCAGCACTTGCCCTAGTCCGTTGGTCCAGCTCGTTGATACCTCGAACATTATTTTGCCCCCTTCTGACTATCTAAAGATCCAAAATCGGGATATGACTTGTAACAAGAGGCATAGTAGGCAACCTCTCCCACTTGATCGCAGAATACGCCCTCCATTCTGCCTAGCACCTTGCTCACTTTCGCACTTTGCCCTTTGGGTCTGCGGCGTAACACTCTTTCAACAGTATAAGTGTCATTCCAACCGAGAGTAATTCTCACAAGGTAGCCGCTACTAACGGGAAGCTCTACCTCCACAGTTTTGCCCTGCGGTTTCCATACACCTACCCTTCCGCCACTTATAGCGAGGACATTCATTCGCCCGATCTGATCTAGTAATACATCTTCATTAAAAGGTCTGCCATAGTCGGTTGCGGTTTCCATTTATGCCGCCTCCTTCTGACATTCTCTCGCGTTCTCTTTCCCTGCCGCTAATAGCTCGGCAACAATAGGCGCGGCTACCTCTAGCCCTCTAGCGTGTTGATCCTCTAACACCTTGAAAGAGTAACGGGATACGCTTTCACTTAATAGGTTAGCGCTGTAATCGCTAAATACTCTATGGGTTTCCATAGTGTAACCGCGCTCAAATCGGGCGATACATTCTGAGATCATCGTGCGGATACTCTTAGAGTTTGAGTAATGATAAGTCGCCACTCTCACGCGGTAGCCATTATCTAGCGTGTAAGTAGTAACGATCTTTCGCCCTGCGGCGTTGATAGTTTTCTCCTCTTTCACTTTCTTATCCTTTCTCCTTAGCTCCCTCTTGTTAGGTGAGCTACCTCCCCGCTAGGTTAGAGTAACCTAGCAGGAAAGTAAAGCACCTACGCCAGCGATCCTCTAAATATCCCTAGCCCTCCCTCTTGCTTTACTGTATCTCTTGCGTCCGCTATTGCTTGCGCTTTAGTATGGTAGAGATAAGTCTCCGCGCCTAAGTATTGAAGCCCACGCCACGCGGTTATACGCCACGATCCCGCCAGCTCCCCGCGTGTTACTCTCTCCGCGTTTAGCTCTACTTTATTAGTCATCATTTACGCACTCTCTCTTTCATCATTGAAGCCTATCCCGCGCTTCTCTAGCTCTTTCCACGCGGCTAAGATCCGCTTCTGTTGCGTGAGTGTTAGCTCCGCGTTTATGATCTCCTCGCCTTGCTTCACTATCTTGACGAGCGTAGCTTTAGCCATTACGCACTCACCTTTCCAAATTTGATCGCCCTGCGTTGCGCTCTGTTCATTTTCTTAGGAGGGTTACAAATAAAGCAATTCCTACCTATGAGACATTCGCCGTATCTTTTATGTAGCATTTCTTTATCCTTTCGCGGTGAGCTATCTGCTAACCGATAGGGAGAATGTTAGATTAGGCTAGTCTATCCTGTCAATAGATAGCAGAAAATAAATCTAGGGCGTGTCGGGTTAGGTGATAGATAGGCGATCCGATAGCTGGAAAGGGTAAGTCTCAAGGATAGGTCTAGGGTTAGGTAGCTCATAACCTATCGCCGCGATCTAGCGGCGGCGTGAATTGTTTAATCGGTAGGGCGAAAGATATTAAATAATAGGGCGCGAGGGTGCCGAGGTTGGTGTCACCCTCTCGCGCTATCCTTACAGCTACGCGATCGGTGCCCCCTGCCCTATCGTCACGCCGAAAGCGTGACCCTAGGGTGCTTAAACGCAGATAACCGCGTACTGTATACCCTCACAAAATTTCTCGACTAAAGTCGATCCCTTTTGCTTCGTCCGTATTGTCCGTATTATACCGCTATATCTGTGACGTTAGTCACATCTATAAAGATTTTTTGCTATTATGCGGGAAATGACTTTTTTTTCCCGCCTAATATACAGTAGGGAGCAAATGCGACCAGCAGTCCAGCATTTGCGACCGTACGGAGGGCTGCGCTCACGCTACGCCCTTTAGGGTGTAGGGGGAAGCAGACCTACCTCGCGTTGGCCTGTAGGCTGAACGCGAGAGCCTGCGCCGCGATAGCGTAGCGCAAGCGGCGCTACATTTTAGTGGGGATAGTTCTATCTCCCGATGGGAGAGTTACTGTGGCTGAGAATACCGCTGAGATAGCAAAGCGGGTCATCCTTACAGCAGTAGCTGAAGGAATGACCGTAGAACAAGCGGTAGCCTCTGCAGGACGTTCTATGAAGTCCTACGAGTACTACCGCCGTACAGATCCTGCCTTCAAAGATAAGATGGATAGAACGAGGCTAGGCCTACGTTCCAAGAACTTTGCAGATACTGAAGCACACGAATTAGACTTTGCTGGCTTTCGCCAGCGCTATCTCCACCAGAAGACCTTTGCCCACCAGCAGAACCTGGTGGATGTGATAGAAGGACGCAGTCCTTCCTGGCACCACCCCTCTATGAAGTACGAGAAGGGTACCGCTGATAACCGTATCCTAATCAATATCCCGCCGAACCACGCCAAGTCCATCACTATCACCGTTGACTATGTCACCTGGAAAGTAGCGGCAAACCCTAACTTTAGAGTCTTGATAGTATCCCAGACTCAACAGCTTGCAGCAGACTTCCTCTACGCCATCAAGCAAAGACTTACCCACCCGATGTATGAAGACCTGCAGAGCGCTTACGCGGCAGGCGTCGGCTTTAACTCCAAGTCTGCATCGTGGCAAGCCACCCGCGTAGTCTTTGGAGATGAACTCCGTGAGTCATCAGAAAAAGACCCCAACATTGAAGCTGTAGGTATCGGCGGTCAGATTTACGGTAAGCGTGCCGATATGATCATCGTAGATGATGCTGTCACATTAAAGAACGCTAACGAGTTTGAGAAGCAAATCAGATGGCTTACCCAAGATGTACGCTCCCGTCTTAACCCGACGGGTAAGTTGGTTGTCATTGGTACCCGCGTTGCTTCGGTAGATTTATATAAAGAACTACGAAACCCCGACAGATATCCAGGCGGTTTAGTTCCTTGGACATATCTGGCAATGCCAGCTCTACTTGAGACAGATGAAGACCCCAATAAGTGGGTTACCCTCTGGCCTTACTCAGATCAACCCTTTGATGGACAAAAAGAAGAAGACAAGACAGAAGAAGACCTCTATCCCCGCTGGCACGGACCGCATCTTTACAACGAACGTCAAGCGATGGATGCAAGTACCTGGGCTTTGATTTACCAACAGCAGGATGTTTCTGATGATGCCATCTTTGACCCAGTCTGTGTGAAAGGTTCTATTGATGGAATGCGAAAAGCAGGACGTCTGGTACCTGGCAATCCTGGTCACCCCAAAGACCTCACGGGTTTTAGTTTCGTCTGTGGCCTCGACCCAGCGATGGTCGGAGATACAGCAGCGGTATGTTACGCAGTTGATCGTCACTCTCATAAAAGGTACATTGTTGACGCTACTAAGATATCGCGTCCTACCCCTGCTCAAATCAGGACGCTTATACTCGATTGGACTAATCTTTACAATCCTGCCGAATGGATTGTTGAACGTAATGCTTTTCAGTCCTTCCTTACTCAAGATGAGGGAATTAGATCCTTCCTTGCTACCAAAGGTGTGATTCTGCGTGAACACCACACAGGAAATAACAAATGGGACTCTGGATTCGGAGTTGCCAGTATGTCCACATTGTTTGGAACGAAGCAGCCTGATGGTAAACACCATCGAGATAATCTTATCCATCTTCCTAGCGACCAAACAGAGAATATCAAAGCTCTAATGGAGCAACTTATTACCTGGTCTCCGACTACCAAAGGTAAGACCGATATGGTAATGGCCCTCTGGTTCTGTGAAATCAGAGCACGTGAGTGGCTCAATCAAGGTTTACATCAGACCCACCATATGAAAAACCCATTCTTATCACGCTCAGAACAAAGAAAACGTATGGTTGTCAATATCGACACTCTATTAGCAGAACAGAACAGGACCTTCGTGTGATTAAGAAAGAGAAGCCTGTTAAGACTGCCGAGCAGAAACGTATGGACAAGTTAGTCAAACAGTACATCCCAAAGAATAGAGAAACATTAGCACCAAGAATTATTGCTCAGGGTCAACCTGGACCTGGAATGAAGTGGAAGTAGGAGTATAAATGCTCAGCACGAAAGAAGTAATAGCGAAGGTAACACGCCTTCAGACTAAGTACGCCAAACGCGACCAGCGTATGCGTGACGTTCTTTCCGTGCGTCAGGGCGATATTGCACGAGTATTTCCTGCAATGTTCTCAGAAGACTACCCCAAGCCTCTCGTTGCTAACTTTATCGACGTAGCTGCAAAAGACTTAGCAGAAGCAATGGCACCTATGCCATCGTTTAACTGCTCTGCTACCAATATGGTCTCTGACTCTGCACGCAAAGCAGCAGATACAAGAACCCGTATTGCAGGCCATTACGTCTCTTCATCAGAGTTACAGATTCAAATGTATGCTGGAGCAGACTGGTTTAACACCTACGGAATGCTACCTGCCATCGTTGAGATGGATTATGAGACCAATAACCCGAAGATCAGATTGCTTAACCCCTTCGGTGTCTATCCAGAAATCGATAGATTCGGCAGAACTATCTCATTAACACAGATTGTACAGACCGACGCAGAGTCTTTAGCAGCGCAATATCCAGAGTTCTTCAATCAAATCGTAGGTAATAACTACGCACAAGGCTCACCGCTGCTATCGTTGGTTCGTTATCACGACAAAGACCAAGACTTAATCTTCCTACCAGAGCGTCAGAACCTTGTCCTTGCTAATACTCCTAACCCAACAGGTCGTTGCCTAGCATCTGTTGCAGTTCGTCCATCTATCGATGGGGAAGCACGTGGTCAATTCGATGATGTGCTAGCAGTACAGCTCGCTAGAGCACGCTTTGCAGTATTGCAGATTCAAGCAGCAGAGAAATCCATCCAAGCACCGATTGCTATTCCGCAAGATGTGCAAGAACTTGCCCTTGGTCCCGATTCAATTATGCGCTCTGCTAACCCACAGGCTATCCGCCGTGTACCACTAGAGCTTCCTAATGGTGTATTTACCGAATCTGGCGTACTAGAGCGCGAACTTCGTATGGGTTCACGCTATCCAGAGACCCGCAGTGGTGATATCTCAGCATCAGTCATTACAGGACGAGGCGTACAAGCCTTGCAAGCAGGCTTTGATACCCAGATCCGTGCAGCACAAGCGCAGTTTGCTCGTCTCTTTACTGAACTTGTATCAATGTGCTTTGAGGTAGACGAGAAAATCTTTGGCAATATGACCAAAGAAATCAAGGGTATCGATGACGGTACTCCGTTTAATATGAAGTATGTACCATCTAAAGCCATCAATGGCGAATATGGTGTAGATGTCCGTTACGGCATTATGTCTGGTATGGATCCTAACCGCGCCATCATTGCATTGCTACAGATGCGAAGCGATAAGTTGGTATCACGTGACTATGTACGACGCGAAATCCCGATGGAGCTCAATGTTACCCAAGAAGAACAACGTATTGACATTGAAGAGATGCGCGATTCTCTTCGTGTTGCTGTTGCTCAGTACGCTCAGGCCATTCCAGCACTTGCAGCCCAAGGTCAAAATCCTTCTGAGATTATTGGAAGAATTGCTGCAGTCATACAAGGTCGTCAAAAGGGTCTCCAACTCGAAACGATAGTTGAAAAGGCTTTTGCTCCAGAACCACAACCTGAAATTCCAGCGGCAGGTATGGCCCCCGTTCCTGCCTCGCAGCCAACTCCAGAACAAATGGGTGCGGCCCCTGCTGCTGGACCACAAGTTCCGCAAGGAAGACCCGATATCGCAACGTTGCTTGCGTCTATTGCAGGCTAAGGAGGTGCAACAATGAAACCAAAGGCAGCAAAGCCAGCAAAGGCTGTAGCAGCAAAACCACTTATGGGAAAGAAGGATACTTCTAAGCCAGCAGGACCAGGCAAAGTAGTATTCCCTTACACCCCAGCAGGTCGTAAAGGCAAGAAGAAGTAGTTTTAATCGAGAGGACAGAGCGTGCAACAAGATCCTGATTATGTACCACGCTCTGTTCGTCTCGCTGACATTTTAGTAGTATTTGCAGGATTCTTTCACAACTTAGTGGCAGCACTTCACACATTCGCTGAAGAAATACTTGATGTAGCCACATATAACGCAATTAGAAATGCTCAAGTTAATAAGGCTTGGGAACAGTTCGCACAAGATTTAGAAACGATGGAGGATAACAATGGCTAGAGGCCCACTTGCAGGTGCATCAGGCCCAGGCAAGTTCTCCAAGAGAACCGATATGAGATTACCTTCTGAAAGTTATGGCGAAGGTGTTGAGACGGCTGCATTGCAGTCTAGTGCTCCACTTGCTAAAACTCCCAACGTGCAACCAATGTCACGCTCTGCTATGGGTATGGCCCCTTCACAAACACCTGTGACGCCACTATATGCACCAACTCAGCGCCCCGATGAACCCATTACTGCTGGTATCGCAATGGGCGAAGGCCCAGGACCAGAGGTCCTTGGTATGAATAACATTCAACCAGAAGATGACACTAACTTCCGAGCTACTATGCTGGAGTATATGCCAGTATTAAATTACATTGCTGGCCTACCTAGCACATCGCCTGAAACACGCAAAGCTCTTAGACAGCTAAGGGATAATCTGTGAGTATATGGAACAGAATTGGTGATGTAGCTACAACTGCAGCAAAGAATGCTGTTAAGTTTGGCGGAGAGATAGTTGGATCAGCCAAAGGTGTAGCACGTTTTGCGTGGGATGTAGGCACAGCGCCATTTAATGATGCTGACCAATACAACGGTTTTGTACAGCCATTCAAGACTGCTGCCGCAAAAGAGGGTAAGAACATAGTTAAACCATACGCTTCGGCGGGTGGAGCTGTAATGAAGGTTCCTGGTGTTCAACCAGCCCTTGAGCGTATCAATAACATTAACCGCGAGTATATCCGTGAGCCATTGACTACATTTGCCCTAGTTCAAGGCGATCTAAACTCAGGTCGTATTGATGCTATGGATTATTTTGATCCTAATGTCTGGCGTAAAGCCTATACAGGAGCACAAGATATTTCTTTTGGACAAGCATTTGTCGGTTCTTTCCGTAGTGCCTATGATCCAAAGTTCAACATTTATGACCCACGTGAGCGTGAAGCAGCTTTCAAGAAGAGCGCTTGGGGTAAAGCCCTATCAGGTGGAACAGACCTTGTAACACAATTCTTCGGAGATGTGACTCTTGTTGGCGCAAAAGTAGGCGCAGCGGTCAAAGCAAGCAAATTAGGCGTTGGTAAGTTAAACAATGCAGATACCGTAGCAAAAGCAGCAGAAGAGATTACTAAGGCTCAATACGGTGAAATAAATAGATTTTCTAAGGTAATTGATGACTTTACCGCTAATGATTCAGTCTATGCGCTTAATCATCCTATGGTTAAGTCCTCATCACAGCCAGGATTGCTAGCACACCTACTTGGAGACTCAGTAGACAAGGACGAGACAGCCCTTATTCTACGTAGTGCCCTAGGTGATCCTGCAGCTATGGATGAACTTAAGCTACAAAGAGCCTACATCACTGATGCTTTAGAGACTGCTCGTGGTGAATTAGGTGCAGTAGAAGAATATAAATTATTTGCAGCACCAGACGGCTCTGGGATGATTCCATTCCTTAACGAATCCAAGCCAGTTATTGATGAAGCTAAAGCAAACTACGCTTCATTGGCTGAGAGCGATAAGTATTTCGCTAAACTTATGCAACTTGGTGAGTCTGGCGGTACGTTAACTCGTACAACTGGTGTTCTATCTCGTGGTATTGAGAACTTTGTTGCTGAATCTCGTGCGGTTAAGTTCTATGATCGCAAGGTTGGTAGCGCAAAGGTAGAGGTTTTTCAACCTACTCCATTCCATCGGCTGTATCAGAAAATATCGTGGGCAGCAGGAGAGCGTCCAGCAGGTATTGTGGACTTTAATGACCCAGATTCCTACAAAGAAATCATTGCTAACGTAAGCAGACTTGAGAAAATTCTTGATCTTACTCCAGAACAGAGTAAAGGTTTGCTGGATAACTACATCGCAGCGGCAACTCCAGAGTCGCGCTCTATCGCTACGCTCAATTTAGAGAACTTTGCAGTCCGTGAGATTTCAAAGAAGTACCCAGGTATTGATGAAAAAATCGCAACCAGAATCTACAATAACTACAAGAGAGCTCGTACCTCAGCACTGAAGTCAATTCAGGACAATGGATTTATGGTTGACCTCGATGGTTCAATCATTAAGGTGCAGCAACTTGAATCACAGAGTGCGAACTACTTGCCTCTAATGGATTTTGATTTATTTAATAACCTACTTAAGCGTAATTCATCCACAGTTCGCGCTGTTGCTGGAGCAACTGTAGATACAACCCTATCTACTCTTGACACTTTACAGGATATGTTCAAGGCTGGTGCTTTGCTTCGCCTTGGTTACACTCAGCGTAACGCGATTGACTCACAACTTCGCATCGCTGCAGCCGTCGGAGCATTTGCCACCCTGCGTCACGTAGGTCCTGGCATTAAAAACTTTATCAACAACACTGTTGCAGTTCCATCGCGTTTTGTAGATCGCTATCGCCCAGTAGAAGCAGGTCTAACTGTAGCCCGTTTGCGTCAGGCAAACGAAGGTGTTGTTAATGAACTCAATGTTCTCAAGAAGCAGATTAGCGAACTAGAGGCTAAGGCTTCCCTTAACGCAGATGATTTAGATTTAGCTGGTGAATTAAGTACAGCCAAGATGCTGTATGACGAGAAGATTGCCGTCTATAATCATTACTCAGATGTTCTAAACCGTAACCAGAATCTTAAACCAAAGCAACGCATCGGAACTGGAGCCTATGAGGTAGTAACCTCAGATGGTCAGAAGTATATTCTTGATGATGCTTTCGGTGGTCCTCTTGGCGATATGTTCCGCCGTATTGCCTCATCTGGTAACTCATTTGAGCGTATGGTTGATACTAATACCGATATGTACATCCGCAAGATGGCATCTAAAGGTATCGGAGCTATCCGTCCAACAGACCCAGCATACTTTGAACAGTGGGCTCAAACGTTACGTCAACAGTTTGGCAACTCAAAGGTAGTCCAGAAACTTGCTGCTGGTGAGACAATTGATGATATTGCTAAATGGTTACGCAGTTCAACAGATGGACGCGACCTACGTCGTAGAATATCGCTAGAGTCAGACCAGTCTGTTGAATACGTAACTCGTATTAGCAACTTCTTTGACCAATACCTACCTGTGACATCAGGACTTCGTCCTAAACTCAAAGAGATTACTCCCGAAGACCTACGGTCTACCTTCAAAGACCCAACTGATTTGCCAATTATCCACGGTCACGTACTTGAAGAAACATTCTTTAATGCTTCCGATGGTAAAGCGAAGAAGGTTATCAACGGTTTATTCAAACTTCTTGGTACCTTGCCTGAAGATACTTGGGCTCGTAATCCACTGTATATCTATTTCTACCGCGAAGAGGCTCGTCGTCGCCTAGATATTATGGCTGGTCTTAAGAAAGACCGCTTGACTACAGCAGAACAAGAAGCCTTAATGATGGCATCTCACAAGATGGCAGTTCGTCAGATGAAAGGCGTGCTGTTTAATATCGAGCGCAAGACAAACCTTGCCGCTGCTATGAAGTTTATTAGCCCATTCTTCTCAGCACAAGAGAACTCCTATAAGACTTGGCTAAAACTAGCAGCAGCAAACCCCGCTATTGTTAATCGTGGTTACCTTGTATGGAACGCTCCTAACCAAGCAGGCCTTGTCACAGACTTTGAAGGTAATCAGATACCAGCAGGAGAAACATCTGGTAATGATATTATCTGGGTAAGCCTACCTAAAGGTATTACAAAGATTCCTGGACTCAACTCTTTGACTGAAATGGGTATTCCAAAGGGATCGCTAGATATCCTGTTCCAAGGTGGCTTAGATGTTCTGTATATGAAGGGCAACCCCAATGTATTTAGCGATATCTTCCCCGTTGGTCCATATGTTGCTATTCCAGCTTCAGAGATTGTCAAGCGTCAACCTTCATTAGAAGAAGCATTTAGATGGTCTCTACCATTTGGTCCAGCAAAGAACGCTGCAGAAGCATTGCTTCCTACTTGGTTCAAGAGACTTCAGACCCGTCAGGCTGGTCAAGATGATCCTCAGTTTGCTAGAACCTATCAGTTGATTTGGACTACAGAACAACAAAGAGCAAAGCGTAACGGCAGACCGCCAGTATCTCCAGAGAAGATTCTTAAGATGACAAAGGATTACTGGAGTATGCGTACTGCAGCTAACCTGATTATGCCGTTTGCTCCGCAATTTAATAGCCCTTACAAGTATTACCTTGATAAGGCTAGAGAATATCGCAGACTGTATGGCATCAATGCCGATGCTCAATTTCTTAAAGATTATCCAGACTTCTTTGACTTTACTACTACGTTGTCTTTTAACCCAACAGGTGTTCAATCATCCGTTGCTGCGGTAGACAATATCAAGAAGTACCCAGAACTTATCAGTAAACTGGCTAAAATTGAGCCAAAGTTGGTAGGAACTGTAGCCAATGACTTCTCAGGATATGAGTTTTCTCAAGCCTCTTATGACTATCTGTATGGCAAAAGAATTTCACCAGACTCGCCACAGAAGTTTTTATCAGCACAAAGCCCTGCAGAGGCTCAGAAGAAAACAGATGCTGAAAAGGGATGGATTATCTATAACCAAGTTATGGATGCTATTGATAATGAACTTCAGGATAGAGGACTTACCTCAACACAACAGACAGGTGCTGAGGATTTGGCTGCTATCAAAGCTGCAGTTATTACAAAACTGTCTCGGCAGACCGACGAGGATGGTAATCCAATCCTAGATCCTAAGTCTGGGCAATTTATTCAGACCGCTTGGAGTGATGACTATCTAGATTCAGACGGATCCAAGACTAACCGAGTAATCCTTGGTCTATCAACTATAACAAGTGATGAAAAGTTTATGAAGGCTAATAAGAAGAATCCTACTTGGAAAACTATTTCGGCCTACCTTGACTTTCGAAAGATTATGGCTCAAGAACTTATTGCTAGAGATGTAAAGTCAATCACAGCAAAATCTAATTTAGACCTTAAAATCATATACGACACTGTAGTAAATAAGTTCAAACAAGATGACAAACTTGGATTTGCTTATGTCTATGACAGATTCCTGTCACAGGATTTGGTTATAGATAAGTACCTAACTCCGAAGGAGAGTAAGTAATGGCAGGCGAGAAAACCCAAACGACGAAAACATCGTCTAATCTTGACTCGGTTTTGTCTGGTATATTAACTCCTGAAGATATTGCTTCTATTCGTGCTCAAGTTGCTGCTGCTACAGCCAAGAAAACTACCTCCAAGAAACCAGGAACCGTTCTTCGCCCTACAATCTACAGTAAGACCAAGGCTGACTCCACAATTACAGCGCAGTTCCAAAGTATACTTAAAAGAAAACCAACAAAGACTGAGTTAAAGCTCTGGCGTCAAAGACTTGAAACTGCCCAGAAAAACAATCCATCGGTTCAAACCTATAAGGTTGTCGGTGGCAAGGCGGTTCAATCAACTAAAACTGGCTTAGATGTAAAGCAATGGTTAACACAGAACATCCTATCTGATGCAACATATGCTCCAGAAATTGCTGAACTTACTACTGTTGATGAGGGTGTACTTAAGCGTCAGGCTGATAAAGAAATCTATGATGCAGCAATTACTGCAGCCAAGGGTGACCCAATAAAGATTGCTAAAATCAATAGTACGACTTCCTATGGTCTTGCCCTTGGTGGTATCAAGGCTCGTATTAAGAACGCAGCAGATAAAGCTGGTGCTGTAGTAGATGAAGCAACACTTGCTCAATACGCACAAGAGGCATATGACACAAACCAAGATACTGATGCTTATACCTTGCAGCAGTTTATTGATAGCAAGTTAACTTTTGGTCCAGATAAAGCAGGTTTCTATAAAGGAGCCGCTGGTAAAGCTATATCAGAATTGCAAGATGTTGCACGTGCTAATGGATTGGATCTCAATAAGGCGTTTGGCTCAAGTCTTCCATCGTGGGTTCAAGCCATCAATAAGGGTGAAGATATTGAAACCTACAAGCGACTCATTAGAGGCGTTGCTAAACTTGGATTACCAGACAAGGTTGGAGCTTTACTAGATCAAGGTGCAGACCTTGAAACTATTTATTCGCCTTATCGTCGTCAGATGGCAGCGCTACTTGAAACAACAGAAGATTCTATTTCACTAGATGACCCACTGCTTCGTGCAGCCTATGGCCCAGATAAAGAAATGTCTATCTATGATTTTCAGCGAGCAGTCCGTAAGGACCCACGCTGGCAGTACACAGACAATGCTCGTGATGAAATGGCTGGAACAGCAATGGAATTGTTACGTAACTTCGGATTTATGGGGTAATAATGGCTAAACAATATACTCAAGCAGAATGGGCTAGGTTACAACGCCGTCTTCCTGAAGAAGACCGCGTTCCATATTCAGAGTCCCCTGACAGATTCCTTACTTCTACAGATTATACTGCGAGAACAGCACGATTTGGTGAGGTAATTGAACCTGGCGTTACACCAGATATGTTCCCAGAGACTGTTACTGGCGTTAAGGCATCTGTACCAAATACAATAATGCCTACATTAACAGCAACTGGCACACAACCTGGCACACAACTAGGAACTCAGATAGGTACACAGATAGGTACACAATCTCAAGGTGTAAGTAAAACTGTAGTTAATACCATTACCGACCCAATTACTGGCGATATATACGCTGTATGGTCGGACGGCTCCAGAACATTGTTAGCATCTGGTGGTAATAAACAAAAAAGTGAAAGCGCTTTTGAACTATTCAGAGGTTACCTATCACAGTTTGGTTTAGAAGGTCTTGCTGCTGATGTAGAAAAATACAAGCAAGATGGACTTTCTGATGCAGAGTTATTACTTAAACTTCGTACAGAATCTACAGCCTACAAGAATAGATTTAAGGCTAATGAGGCTCGAATTTCTAAAGGACTTCGTGCCTTATCTGAGGCTGAGTATATTCTTATGGAAGATAAATACCAAGATGTTATGCGTCGTTATGGACTTCCAGAGTCTTATTACACACGTGGAGCGATGGGTCGTCAAGAAGGATTTGAGAAGTTTATTGCTGGAGATGTCTCTCCTGTAGAGTTAGAAGATAGAATTCAGACTGCACAGAACCGCGTTATCAACGCTGCTCCAGAAGTGGGACGAGCGCTACGTGAGTTCTATCCTGACATTACCAATGGCGACATCCTTGCCTACGCTTTAGACCCAGACAAGGCTATTGAGAACATCAAGCGTAAGGTTACTGCCGCTGAAATTGGCGGAGCAGCAATGGGACAAGGACTTGCAACAGGAGTATCTAGAGCAGAAGAACTTGCTCGCTTTGGAGTTACTGGAGCGCAAGCTCGTGAAGGATTCCAAACAGTAGCAGGAGTTCTACCGAGAGCACAAATGCTTGGCAATATCTACGCTAAGCAAGGTCTTGGAGAATATACCCAGACAACAGCCGAACAAGAAGTCTTTGGACTCACAGGCTCTGCAGAAGCAGAGCGTAAGCGCCGTAAATTATCTGAACTAGAGCAAGCACAATTTGCTGGCTCATCAGGTGCAGCACAAGGCGCACTAGCCCGCGAACGCGCTGGCTCATTCTAAGCCTGCTGTCAGAACGACTGGCCTGACAGAGAGATATCAAGACCAGTAGTAGGAGCCATATAGAAAATCCCCACGTCTATATGAGGCCTACGTAATCTAACAAAGAATGGGAGAAACGGACCTATGTCCAATTATGACCTAGAGGACGACGATGATCTATCGGATCTATCCAATGACCTCGTCAAACAACTGCGTAAAGCAAACAAGCAGAAGGAAAAGGAACTAGCTGACCTTAAGGCTCAGTTTGAGAACCTATCCAAAGCACAAAGAGAACGAGCAATTAAGGACGCCCTCGAACGTCGCGGGGTAAATCAGAAGATTGCTTCATTTATCCCACAGGATATAGACCCAACTGAGGAGTCTGTATCAACCTGGCTAAACAACTATGCCGATGTATTCGGTATTGATGCAGGCCAAAACCAGGCAGCACCGAATGTCAATCCAGCTCAAGCACAGCAGTATCAGCGTATGACTCAGACTGTGGAACAGGCTCAAACACCTGCTCCATTAGATGACGTCTACCGTCGTTTGATGAACGCTAATACTCGTGAAGAGTTGGATGCGATTATTAAAGAGTCTGGTATCTAAAGACTAAGAACCTATCCGAAAGGCTGAACCCTAAATGGCACTACCCGCTGGTACGTTAACACCTACCACTACGGTCAGCAACCTCGTCCAGACAGCGTATGACCAATACGTCCGTATGGCACTTCGCTCCATTCCTGTAATGCGTGCGATTGCTGACGTAAAGCCAGTTCAACAGGCAATGCCAGGATCGTCAGTTGTATTCTCCATCTATTCAGACCTCAGCACCGCTACAAGCACGCTGACTGAAACATCTGACGTTTCCTCCACTGCCCTTGGTAACCCATCACAAGTAACCGTTACTCTCAACGAGTATGGCTCTGCTGTGACCACAACAAAGAAGTTGAACCTCACATCGTTCAACGACGTAGATGCAGCTCTTGCTGACATCATCGCTTACAACGCTGCCGATTCTATCGACTCAGTTGTAGCATCCGTTCTCACTGGTGGTTCAAATGCGATTTTCGCAGGAACCGCTACAAACCGCAACGGAATCACATCCTCAATGACAATCAGCGTTGCTGATATCCGTGAGGCTGTAACACAACTTCGCTCCAACAAGGCTTTGCCTCGTATTGGCGAACTCTATGCTGCATACCTACACCCACGTCAGTCTGCAGACCTCCGTGCCGAATCAGGCACTGGCGGTTTCCAGGAACTCACCAAGTACGTCGAGCGCACACCGTTCGTCGCTGGTGCAGTTGGCGTTATCGAAGGTGCATTCGTAGTTGAAACACCTCGCGTCCCATCAGTTGTCAACACTGGAACAGTTACTGTTTACCAGGCAGTTGTCGCTGGTCGTGAAGCCCTTGCAGAAGCAATGGGCCAGGACATCACCACCGTTATCGGTCCAGAAATCGACACACTCCGTCGTTTCCGCACCATCGGTTGGTACTACTTCGGAGGCTTCGCTCGCCTTCGTGAAGCGGCTCTCTATCGTATTGAGTCTGCTACATCTATCAACTAGGTTGATTGACTGCTGGGCAGGAGCAATCCTGCCTAGTGGTAAGTTCACCTAAAGGAGAACAATGGCTGATTACCACCTCATAACACCTTGGCAAGCCGAGACGTGGCTACCTGATGGAGACTTAAACACTCCATATGCCCGCCTTGCTGGTCGTCCTAATGCCAACGGTATTGGTCGTATTACAGATATCGGTAGAGGTGTAACGCTATTGATTAACGGTTCTACGGTGACAGAGAATAGAACTCCTAGCCAAGATGACTTGGCTGCAGCAGACCAGTACTTTCTAGGTGGTCACGAATACACCGTAGATCAAGCTACCGCTGATATCCTTATCGCTGCAGGCTATAGTGAATATCTAACGGTGATTCCATAATGAGTAATTGCACTTCATCTTGTAAGACTAAAGACCACGCATCCTACGGCGACTGCATAGCAGAGAATATGCCAATGATTGC